GAGTTACAACAATTGGTGGTTCAGTTCATCTTGGTGATATGAATAACGAAAAGAAAAATGTCAAGGAGTTACTTAGTGTGTGGAATAGTTAGTACGGTCAATCATAGTGATGAAGTTGTACACGATATGTTACTTCAAATTGAACACAGAGGTAGGGATAATCGAGAGATTTTTGAGTGTGGTAATGTTCACCTGGGCCATAATAGATTAAGTATAAATGATGTAAGTAAAGCAGGAAATCAGCCATTTATTTGGAATGATTATGCACTTGTAGTTAATGGTGAGATATGGAACTATCCACAATTAAGAAAAGAATATGAAGAACGAGGTTATACATTTTTTAGTAATAGTGATTCAGAAATAATTTTATATCTATACAAAGAGAATGAACTAAAAAGATTAGAGGGTATGTTTAGTTTTGTATTACATGACTCATTAACTAATGAGTTAGTTATATCAAGAGATTGGGTTGGTAAGATTCCATTATACATTTATAACAATGATACAAATATTTTAATTGCATCTGAAATGAAATCAATATTAAAAATATTACCACAAGCAGAATGTAAGTTTGTTCCAAAAAATTCAGTAGTTAGAATAAATACAATTACTGGTTCAGTACATATTGATAAAGATTACTATTTTACTTGGACACCATTTGAGGATAAAGAGTTTGACCAAGATGAGGTTAACAAAAAAACTTATGAGTTGTTAGATACTGCAGTAGAGAAAAGATTATTAAGTGATGTTAAGGTTGCAACTTGTTTAAGTGGTGGTATTGATTCAAGTGTAATTACTTATTTGTTAAGTAAGAAAGTACCTGATATCGTATCTTATACAGTCAAGTTCGATGAGGATTCAAGAGATTTAATGTTTGCAAGAATGGTTGCAGAACATATCAATGTACCATTGGTTGAGGTTGAGATACCAAGAGACCCAGAAGAATTAAAAAGAAAATTTTTAGAAACAATAAAGGTTATAGAATATCCATCAACAGTCCAAATGGAAGTTGGTATTCTACAAAGTTATGTTGCCGAGAAAATGGCAGAGGATGGTGTTAAGGTTGCGTTTAGTGGTGAGGGTTCTGATGAATCGTATGGTTCATATGGTACATTCAGAATGTTCAGTAAGAAACCAGATTGGAGTGATGTACGAAAGAAATTATTTGAGAAACAATACTATGGTAATTTACTTCGTGGAAATAATATCTTTATGAATTATGGAACAATAGAATTAAGATGTCCATTCTTTGATTTAGATTTTTTAGATTACACTACTAACCTTACACAACCAGTATTAGATAATAGTGGAAACCAATGGAAGAAACCACTTGCTGAAGCATTTCGTGGACACTTACCAGATGAGGTATGTGACCAAGAGAAACGAGCATTTCAAAAAGGAACAAACTTCAAAGAGTATATAGAAGATGTAATTCTAAATGATACAGATATAAATTTTAAAAATAGAAAAAAACTATTTCATTGTATCGGAGATAACTTTGAAAGAATATTTGGTTTCAAACATAAAGGTATGAGAGATACTTTATCTGGCACTGAAAATGGATTTGGGAAATAGATATAATACAAACACCAATAGAAACTTATACATTAAATGGTATCGATGTTGATGTCAAGAGAGATGATTTAGTTGGTGATGGAGTTAACTTTCCACGATGGGCAAAGATAGAGGGTATAAGAAAAATATTAGAGAGTGATGATATTGATAAATCAAAACCACTAACTCACTTATCAGTTTATGGAAGTTGGACTGGATGGACATTAAGTAAGTTGTGTAAAGAGTATGGTATAGAATTTATTTCTGCTTATCCAGATACACAAAAGTTTCCACAAGTATTGTTAGAACGAGTAGAGGGTAATGGTGGTAAGTTACATCCGATGAGACCTAATATGATGGCGTTTATGCAAAACAAATTAAACACACAAGCAAAAGAAAATGGTTGGCAACAATTACCATACGCATTCAATCATCCCGCATACATTAGTTATATGGGGGCAAGAATGAGAGAAGTTTTAAAAGATAGGGAATATGATAACCTTGTTGTTAGTATTGGTAGTGGTGTTACTGCAAGTGGATTAATAAAAGAATTTTTAGAGTACGGAGATGATTGGTGGAAGTTAAATAACGAATCAAGAAAAGTTTATTCTATTACGATGAGTGCATTCTCATCAACAAAAAAGATTTTAAATGAGAATCACGCTGGTGATTTGAAAAATATAATACTCGAAAAATCACCATATGCATTTGATGATATGATGGATGATTATAAAGTACCATTTGATTGTAATGAATTTTGGGACAAGAAACAATGGTATTGGTTAGAGGATAATATACAGAAACTTAAAGGGAAAACTTTATTTTGGAACATTGGTGGTTCTTATTTAAATTCAATAAAATAAAAAAAACACTTGACTTGTATAGGCAAAAAGCCTTATATTATGGTCATATTAAATTGGAGATTTAGAAACAATATGAAAAGTTTATCAGCAGAAAAAATACAAGAGAACTATAAAACTCTTCGAAATATTATTACGATGACTTTCTCTGGTGAGAGACTAGAGAAATTAAATAAGATGTATGATTATTTTGAAGATAGAATGATGTTAGCACCAGCAAGTGCAAAAGAACATTATCACAATGCTATGGTGGGTGGATATGTAGAGCATGTTTTACACATTGTAGATTTTTCACAATCAGTAAAAAAGTTGTGGGAAGAAAAGGGAGCAGACATTAACTTCACGGATGAAGAATTAATCTTTGCTGCATTACATCACGATTTAGGTAAGGTAGGTAATTTAGAACACGATTACTATATACCAAATGAATCAGATTGGCATCGTAAGAATCAAGGTAAGATTTATACACATAATCCAGAGTTACCTTATATGACAGTAACAGATAGAGCATTTTATTTATTACAACACTTCCAAATACCTTTAACAGAAAATGAATATATGGGATTGATGTTAACAGATGGAATGTATGAAGATGCAAATAAAAAATATTTAATGACCTTCTTACCAGAGACTGGATTGAGAAGTCATATATCACGAATACTACACCAAGCAGATATGATGGCAACATTTATCGAATCGGATGAGTGGAAGCGTGGAGATAAAAAAGAGACTAAACGAGTTCTTAAATCAGTAGGTAATATCAAAGATGCCGTTAAGTCAGAAGTAGAAACTAAACTCACGGGTGAATCACCAAAAGATTTATTTAATGAGTTATTTGGAGATAAGTAATGATATTAGAAATATTTGCAGTAGTATGTTTTATATTAAGTTTTACACTTGCGTGGACTTCATATAATCAAATACAAAAAGTAGAAAGATTAGAAGAGTGGGTTGAGAACTTCTCAGCTCAAATCATTCTAACACAACGAACACTTGATGAATTAGATTCAGAGGGTAAGTTCAAATCCGATGATGAAATCGGAACAGTCTTTACAGCAATTAAAGACACTGTCAATGATTTAAACAAAATAACAGAAGAGGATATATAATGCCAAGAAAAGCAAAAAAGGGTTCACCACGATATTACTTTCATCAAGGAACTGAAGATGCAATCATTCGCTTGAATAAAGAAACTCGTGCTCATATGAAAGAACGAATTTATAATGAACATATTCGTACACCATTTGAGAAACTTGCTGAGAATATAATTCATACATTTAAGTTTTATTACTTTGATGTTCCAAGTGAGGATGTTAAACACGAAGTGGTTTCATTCTTATATATGAATATTCACAAATTTGCTGAGGGTAAGGGAAAGGCATTTAGTTATTTCAGTATTGTTGCTAAGAACTATTTGATTCTACACAACAACAATAATTACAAGAAGATGAAACAAACTGATAGTGAGGAAGTTACTGATTACAAAAGAGACCCAGTCACAGAACTTCGTGGTAAAGAATCTCGTAGTATGAAGATGGAGTACATCGAACAACTTGCTGATTATTGGAGAAATAATTTAACTACAGTCTTTAAACGAAAGAAAGATTTGGATGTTGCTAATTCGGTAGTAGAGTTAATTGATATGAGACATAATATCGATAACTTTAATAAGAAAGCATTATACATTCTTATTCGTGAAATGACTGGTTCTAATACACAACACATAACTCGTGTAATTAATGTGATGAAGAAACATCATAACAATTTACACAAGGCATATTTAACTACTGGCTCGGTTGATACTAAACGAACTGGTAGTTGGTTTGAGTGAAGTTATATCAACAAGATTGGAATTATCGGAAAAACAATACCGATAAATATCCAGAGTTAAAAGCTATTACATCATATCCAAATTCTTTTTGGTTAACAAGGAATCCTAAGAAACCAAAACTTGGTAGAAAGTTAACTCATAGTATTCGAAGATTGTGTAGAAGAGCACATCCAGCTCAACCAGTTATAGTTTTATATGCTATACCTGGTAGAGATATGGGTGGACATTCAAAGGGTGGTTTAACAGAAAAACAATATCTAAAATATGTTGGTGATATTGCTTTAGGTATTGGAAATTTTAAACCAATAATTATTTTTGAACCAGATGCAATTCCACATATGAGAAAGATGAATTTCTTTCAACGAACTAATCGTACAAGGTTGATTAAAAAAGCTTTAGGTTTATTATCAAATACCAATGCACAAGTATATCTTGATATTGGACATCCAAATTGGTTAAAGAAAACAGATGCTGCAACTTATCTTAATTTATTTAACAAAGGTGATATAAAGGGTTTTTCTATTAATGTGAGTAATTTCGTAACAACAGATAAGTGTTTACGATATGGTGATAAAATATCTGAAGAAACAAATTTAAATTATGTTATAGATACATCAAGAAATGGTAACGAGGTTTGGGAAACATTCAATCCACAAGATATGAAACTTGGTGAAGAACCTACTATCAGAACTAATTCAAGAAAGTGTGATGCTTATCTTTGGATTAAAACACCAGGTGAAAGTGATGGTGCTGTAAATGGTTGGCCTAAAGCTGGTAGATTTAATGCTAAAAAAACCTTATCTCTTATAAATTAAAAAGGGGGAACTCGGATAAGCTCCCCCTTTATTTAGTCATCCGATATAGTACTACTTACGGAATAAACCCACCAACACCAATAATGCGACTAATCCAGCGAAACCAGATTCGCCGAAATTATTAATAATTGCTGTTAGGTTACCAATAACATTAACGCCGAAGATACCGCTTCCGAATATAATTTCAGAAACCGCACCAATGGCTACCAGCGATAACATCAGTTGAGCTAAGTCATCTGCGTATCCTTTTACGAGTGTTATGATTTCCTTCATATGGTTATATCTCCCGTTAGTTAATCAATTTAGTCGGAGTTTTATTTACCGACAAATAATAACTATTGTATATATTAGGAAAAATTGATTCATATATATTTATATACACCAATTTTTTAAGAATTTGATATTTATTATTGTAACAATATAGGTAAAATTATGGCGATAGATTTCGAAGTTTTCGAGGGTAAAACCTTATCAGATGTATTTAAGGACATTTATGATAACTCAAACAAGAACAAGACTCAGTTAGAAGTACTGATGAAAGAGGTGGTTGGGTTTATCAAGGATGGCGATACGGCCGTACAAATAATTCCTATGTTGAAAGAGTATTTAGAAATCAATGTAAAGAATGATGAACAACTTGTTAAGTTGGCAACCATTGTACAGAGAATGGCAACTGCTGGTAATAAGGGTGATGATGATGATAACTTTATGTTGAGTGATAGAGAAAAAGAACAATTAATGAATAACATTCAAAGCACGGTCGAAGAACTTCAAGACCATTCGGATAACATAACTGCAAAATTAGATAGCTAATGTCATACAATATCAAACCTAAAAGTGGAACTAAATCTGGTCCAATAACGGGTAATAGAGTACAAAATGTTGAATCTACATTAAGATTAATAAAAGAAATATCAGATGAACCTGGTCAGTTTTATGAATTAGAACCTTTAGAAGTATTAGAGGTACATTTAGATGATACAAAAAACTCTTTCCCAC